ATATGCGCCTGTGGTAAGGTTGATTGTACCGTCAAGTACTGGATATGGGTCGTTGCCGTATTGTCCTTCTGCATCGATACCTTGATAAGTACCATCTACCAGCTGGGAAAGTTTATCGAAAGCACGCCCGTCGGTGAACGTTTCATTGAAGCCCACACAGCGCACGTAACGCAGAGCGTGAGGAACTTGCCCTACCTGTGCATCCATTATTCCAATGAGCATCTTAATCGGCTGAAGATTGTCGCAACCGCTCACGAAGTAACTCATAACGTTAGGGGCACACGCTTCGGTGTTGCATTTTTCGTTGGTAAGTTTATCAAGATTCTTCAGCTCGACGTATGAGGTCGAAGCTGGAAAATCCACTTCTTCGAGTGCACCACCATCAGCGAAGTGTGCCTCTGATAGTGATGAACCGCCAGCGAGGAACTTACGCAAACGGAAGTTACTACGCATATCGAGCGAACCTCCGAGCGTGGATATATTCTGAATATCAACTTCCTCTAAAGAGGTCGTATTGCCAAGTGTAAGAGAAGATATTAGTATCTTCACCTTCTCTTCATTCTCATCGCCTAACTTAAGACGCTTTAACCGCTTACCTATAATAGAAAGCGCACCATTGATGACATACGAACTCCAATCGCCTATATCGAGCAGGTAGTCTGCTGACTTGACAGATAGCTGCTGGTCAGACGTACCGTTAATGTCTACGACTATCTCACACGGCTTACCAGCATCCGTGCGAGCACCACGCATGATTGTAGTACCGTACGCAATAGTAGGGTACAATTTCATTGCAGGCGTTAATCGCAAAACGATTGAGTTAGTCGTAGCGTCTGCCTGTGCAGAGGTACGCACAGTGATTGCACCTTCAGCAGTCTTTGCATCGTAATCACCGAAGCTGTACTTGCTCATCAAGTACTGGATGCGTTTCTTTACCCACGCCACCTCGGGAGACTTACCATCACCAAGCGACTGACCAAGTGGGTCGGTGTCATTAGTGTACTTACCTTGCAGCATTGCAAGTTTCATCTTCTCGTAGAACTTGCCATCCTCATTGTATAGCATAGAGGAGAAATTGTCAATTACTGAGAAGTAATACCTCTCGAAGTATGCAAAGAGTTTCTGCTGATGCGTACCCTTTTGCAGTCCTCCTAACTCCTCCATCTTCGCAAGCATACGACGCATCATCTGCGCACGCTCCTCTGGGTACGCTTGTTCCATTAAGTTCCACAACACGGACTTTTCTCCATTCCATACTGGTGTTCCGTCAGCATAGGTGTCGTGAAACTCTACCCAGTAAGGCTTCTTCATTAAACCTTGATTGATGGTCGTTATAATTGTATCAAGGTCATCCTGACGGAATTTCCATTTACTCTTTGCCATATCTATTTCACATTAAAGTTATAAGGGTATGTGTTCTTGGCACAATTATCAGTTGCTGCCTTCAATTCTATGTATAACTGATGAAAAAGTAGGTCCATGATGTCCCAATCCTGTGGCTGCTCAGCACGGAACTTCTGAATACGTGCTGCCTTGAATAGTTCATTGAGTTGAGTTGCATCACTAACCGTGCTGAATATCGTCTCGGTTAAGCCGTACTTATCACCGACTAACTGCTGACGAAGATTAACCACCGACACACCGCTATCGAGTGTCGACGGACAGAACTTCTTGTACAAGCTATCGTAATAGTATAGATTGTATTGATTAGGGTCTCCTTCTTTCGCAATCCAATACTCAATATGGGTTGAATGAGGGTCAGCGTTCAACTCGTCAAGTGTACCGTTAAAAGGCTCAATGAATGTATTGCACGAATACACTACGTTATAAGCAGTGATATACGATTCAACGAGCTGCTCTGCTCGCTGACGGGTCTCATTGTCTGCTGTTGTCTTATCATCGGTAGGGAGGTCAGCGTAATCCAAATCCCAGCAGTTCTCCCAAGAGAGTTCAGAGACTTGGTACTGATACGCTTCCTCCTCCGCATTATAGCGGATGCGTCGTTTGTCCCAAGGCACTTGGAAGAGTGTCAAGCGTGGCGAGTTATCAGAGCCTTCGATAGATAAGAGGTCGGGGAAAAGGTCCTTGTCATATCCGAAGGTGGCTGCATCACCTTTATCTGGACCTATAGTAAAGAGACCGACGAACTTGTATGTAACAGTACCGTCTTCTGCTGTCTGTTTCTCGAAACCTACGAATGTCTCTTGATAGATAGACACTCGAGCTTCGCTGTTCTGTTCTACGCCCTCATTAGTTAGCCCTACCGCTTTCCATAGGTCTGTAAAAGAGTTCACAGAACCCATCTTGTGGAATTGCATAGAAGAAGCGATATTCTTCTTTGCTGTCAGTTTAGAGATTTTAGGCAGGTTTTTGAATAACTCAAACTTTTTCTGTTCCGTCAGTCCGTCCTCATATACGATAGTCGTATCTTTCGCTACCTTCGCCTTCCAGTTCCATAGGTAGTAAAGCATTGATGATGTTCCCTGACCTTGTAATTGAAGATTGGTAATCGTCAAGCGGTTAAGGTTCGTATTGCCATCTTTCGGATAGATTTCCAACGTGCCTTTAGGCTTGTATGATTTACCATATTCATACGCAGGCAATGGTTTGTCAAAAGTAAATACGTTGACCTTGCCACGCACCTTATCAAAGTCAACTGTGGTACCGAGCGTGTCGTATATATCATTGTCCAACTTCTCGGCACTCTTCTCACCTACAGTTGAGAGTGCATTGATATAGTCTTGGTGTACATTAGATGCATCCATTGCGCTGTCATAAATGCGAATAGAGTACAAATCGACATCAGCCTTGTCAGAACCTATAACGATACCACCACCTGAACCTATCTGCATAGAGTCTGTAAGCAAGTAAGCGAACTTACGAGCTTCGACACCATCAATGTAGAGGTAGACGAGGTTAAGGTAATAAGTATTGCCATTGAGTACATACGTGTACTTCTTAGGGGAGATAACGAGGGCAAGGCGAATACGCACACCATCATCTGTGCTCATCGCCTGAACATCAGGATTACGTTCACTACGAGTTGTAAACATAATAGAAGAAGGCTTCACCTTCAATCCGATATAACCCTTCTGATAAGGCATAGCGATAGAGATGCACTCTGCATCGTAATCAGAGGTATTGTTAATCTGATAGTCTATCTCAATGGTCTTACCGCTTTGCGCTGCCTCCTTCTCAAAAGGCTTGTAATCGATAGTAAGGCGTGAACCAGCGAGCAAGCGCAATGTGCGTGCACCCTCATCATCAGTTACCCAACCGTCTCGAGAGAAAGCCACATTCTGCCACTCAGAACCGATATGCTCAGAGTTGATGAGATTGCGAAGAATGTTGCGGTCGGTGTCAGTGTTGTTTCTGTTCTTCGCATTCAGATAGAATACTGCTCCAGCAGTAGCAGAATAACCCTGCGAGTTATCAACAGGGAATGGAATTGCATCACGCAAGCGCACCTCATCTGTTGGGTGAGTTCTGAACCCGATTAACGCTGTAAAGTCAGAGTTATCGATTGTCTCAACCTCAAGCGAAAGCGTGTACTGCATCTTTGTCTGTGTCAAAGTATTCTCAGACACATTCTCTTGCAACACCTCGTCATCCTTTTTCATCAAGATAGACAGCGGTGTCGTTACCGCCTTGCCGTCATATACAGCGTATTCTAACACCTTATTCTCGTACCAGTTAAGCAGTTTCTCTGCCTTATTGTTAACGACAACCATCTTCACAGCTTCGTTGTTAGCCACCGCCATAAAGTCATAACCTACTGGAGTAGTCTGCACGGTATTATCTTCATTTGACAACCAAGCAGACAGATGGAAAAGACCTGTCTTATTCGTAAATGGAACGGTGTAAGCGACAGGCGAAGATGTATAGGTTGCAGTTCCGAACTGTCGCTCATACGTCTGCTCGTAGCCTTCACCTGTAATCTTCACGTGTAGTGTCTTACTGATGTTACCGCTGATGTAGCAAGGTAATACAATATCACCTTGGTATGCCTTCCACCAGTTGAACTCAGATATAGAAAGGAAGAGTGCAGACAGCGTAATCGAATACACCAACGCAGGGGAGGTCTGACCTGTCACCTCACCTGTGATTTTTACCATGATATTGTTTTGTCCGCTTTCCAAGAATTTGAATACATCAACAGTGGTAATCGTATTAGACTGACATCTACCACGTGCCTTACTAACGAACGTTCCATCGCCAGCCTTAGCGAAAATCTCGTACGTTCCCCACTCTCCTGTGTCGATAAAATCGCTCTGTCCGACATCCTTAGTGCGAGACACGAACATAAACTTAATAGCACACTCACCTGCAGACTTAGAAGCAGAGAGAGTAGTAGAAGGCGATTGATTGACAGCACGCAAGTAATAGAGGATAGTCTGCTGCTGACCACCTCCTTGTCCAATAGGGAGCTCTGATAACTTCATTGGCACCCACTCTTCACTATTCCATACGAGTACACACGTCTCGGATGTGAGTTCGTCAACTTCAGTATTTACGTTTGAAATCTGACCGAGCGTAGGACGGTTCTTCGCAATCGTCTTCTTCACACGTTCCTCCTCGGAGTTCTGTGCGTCGATTAACTCATTGACCTTTTCGGGCAACTTGTTAAACTCATCAGCGGTCAGTCGTCCGCCTGTTTGTTTATGCTCTAAGTAGAGTTTTTCTATCGTCATATTATGATAGCTTGAATGGGAATGTATAAGTAAATGCGTTGTTACCCTCTACCTCGACACCGTGCGCAAGAGATAGAGCGTGACAGATGATATCTTGAAGAAGTTTAGGGTGAGAAGATGAATAACTCTCACCCGTATTGTCTTCGATGCCACGGATAGAAGCTTGTACGAAGCGATTATCTTTCGTACGACTTTCTGATATATAGACCTTGATGTGCTTCATCAAACACGTTTATTTTCTTCTGTTGAAAATCTTGAGAAGGAAGCCTTTTATACTCGGCTTAAACTTTAGTCCAAAAACAACAATAGACAATACAAGCAAGCCCATTATAATTTGCCACCATCTGAATGGCTCAGCTATCTGTACCTGCTCAACGTGCTTATCTTTATGTCGTTTGTTTTCAGTGAAGTTAACTTTCGTATTAGTCTGCTTGTTAACAGCACTATCCTTTTTCTCTGACAGCCCTCTTTTTTCGTTTCTGTGGCTTTCAATTCGCTCTTTAATAGATTTCAAACCACGATTAATTATGATGCTTCCGTCGGCTTTATATACAGCCATTGGCACGTTGCTCCCGACATTTGTGTCGGTAGCAGAACTATCCTCCAGGCAAGGGACTTCAAAAACAAACTCACGTATGACACTTGTTAGTTCGTCGATGTTAGTTGTATCGATGAGTGATACATGCCTTTCGTTTCGCTCCGTTGTCACCTGTTCACTATTATACGTTTGCTTAACGCTTTCAATAGCGATCGACTTCTTAGTCCGACAGCCAACGCACATCGTTATAAGGACGCAAATTAATAGTTTACACGATGTATTTATAACTCTATTCATACCTCTTCCGATTTAGGTGAGGGAGTTTCTCTCCCTCACTTTGTTACACTTTAATTTTAAAGCACTGCCTTCTTTGCTTGCCGTCGGCATTCTTGTAAGCGACATGTACCCATCGAGAAGTCTTACTTCTTTCTACGATAATTTGATCGTAGGAGTACCCCATTTTGGAGAACTCGTTAGCCATGAAGCGTTCAAACTCAGTCTGCTTACCATTGACAGGTTGCAAGTCAGCAGCATATCCCTCGACATGTGCAGAGTTCTTCACTCCACCTACAGCCTTATTCAATTCTGGTGAACGGTAGCCACTTGTCACACGGATAGCAGGGTTCTCGATTTTGTGACGCTCACAATACTTACCCCATTCCGCACGAATACTCTCTAAGAGGGTAATCGTCTCGGTAAGGTGAACCTTTACGATAGAAGGAGGGTTATTGCTTATCTTGAGTTGTTCAGCGGTGCTGGATTGCACCAGCTCCGCTATTGAGAAATTTGCCATACTATTCTTCTATTTTTTGATTTACATTTTTCTCTTCACCAATGTAGTCAGCGACATACTGAATGACTTTCTTAGCATCTCTATCTGAAGCTGCACTAACTACTGACTGAATGATGCGCTGCATATCAGCAGCAGTACTCTTTCTCTCTCTTGCATGTTCAATGAGACTCTTTGTTTCTATGATGAGTAAGGCAGCAGAGAACAGTAATGTACAGATAGGGAAAGTCTTAACACCTAACAGAGAACAAGACGTGAAAATCACGACATCGATAATCAAGGCGATAAGAAGAAATCGCCAATACTCACCAATCTTACCAAGCGTCTTGCGCATAAGGTGCGAAGTCAAAGGCTTCTTCAACTTATTTTGCGTATAAACCCTATCCCACAAGTCGATGAAGGCTGCGCTAACAACCAAAGCCCACATCACGACACATGTTATAAGATGTGTAGCTACAGAGTGAATAAACTCTGGTGTAAACTGTAATTCAACTATATCCATACGAACACCTCCTTTACAATAGGAAAAGAAAAACACCCACGATAGCACCAAGCATACCTGCACAGACATCGAGCCAATCGAATGGCTCCTTTCTGTAGTAGTAATCGATACTCTCTTTTCCTGTCATGACGAAGAATGCTGGTACCAATGCGAAGATTAAGTACGCATCAATAGCATGTAAGGCTTTGCACGCAATCATCGAAACAACAAGACCTGCAAACATGTGCAGATACTTATCGCTACCAATGGCAGCGAGCCTTCCAAAAATCCTGTAAATACAATCTAAACTTTTCATATCACTATTTTATTTAATTAAACATCCATATTAGGTGCTGGTATAACAGCTGGTGGTTCGTCGCCATTCGATGGGTTGATAAGATTCCCTCCACTATCAGAAGAGAAGTTATTTCCGCCTAATTCCGAAACATACGATTTATCAATGACCGTGTCGTAATAAACAGACCGTACAGAGTAAGACATCTTTTGAGCAACAACCGCACCTCCACTTGTAGAGCCTATCTCGAACAATCCACCATAAATCATTTCTCCTGTCTCTCCAATCTTCAGTGTAATTGGAGTTGTAGCTGCAACTATAGCCTTATCGTCACCTGTGTACTGTTTTCCTAACTGTAAAGTTATATATTCATGTGACTTATCTTCAAGCGTAGCAGTCAACTTAATATCACCACCGCCATAAGTATTCTGTTGAAAACCTCTATTGGTGATTTTCACAATGATATTAACACCGAGATAAGCCTTACCATCACGCTTGTTAACAAAGTACCTGCTGGCGTTGATTAACTCCATGTCTACGCCATACTTATTCACGATACCACGATGATTAAGCATTATCTGTGGCTGTCCGAGTTCATTCGCAAGAATGATGTTCGGATACCCGTCAACTTCACCGAAGTAAATTGAACCGTGTTCACATCGCATAAGTACACGAGAAGCATCAATCGTTCCATCTGAAGCTACGAACGCAACCTTACCCTCTGGAGTCTGAACCTTGAACTTCTTAGCAACAATATCAAAGGTACTATTCTCACCATCCAAGTGCATACCTACAGCTTCAAGACCAGTACGCAAGTCTTTCACAAAGGCAGAGATTGATTTACCACCAACATTAAACTCAGCCTCGAACTGTTTAGTAGTATAATGTTGTGCAGACTGCCAATCTTCGATGCTAAACTCTTCACCCTTTTTCTTTGGCTGAATGCAAACAAGCAAGTCGTTGCGGTACTTATCTCCGAAGGTAGCGTTACTCCACTGGTCGCCTGCATCGTATGGAGGAACAGGTATAGCTTGCACGAACACTCGACGCTTACCATCTGCTGTATCCTGTGCTCGCTTAGCTGCTTCTAATGATTTGAGAACATCAGCATCTGTAATCTCGTGCCAAGAGAAAGAACCATCAGGGTTCCGCTCGAAAGAATAAGCACGACCTCCGCCAGTTTCTACATAAGAGCGATTGTAGTAGACATCATGCTCGTGCATTTCTTTTGTTTCGTCGTCCGTCCACTCATTAGCCGGCTCATTCGTCAATGAAGGAACAGCATCACCGAAGTAAAAGGTAATCTGTCTATCTGACTGCTGTAAGACCGAACTAATACGTCCCTGCATAGATTCTAAGAAGTCTTGCAGACGGATATACTCACTACGATTAGCTGGGTTCTCGACACGTATCTCGAAGTTCTGCTTATCAAAAAGGAAGATAGGGCGAGGAAGTGTAAACGAATTGATGCCCTTTATAATCTTAAAGTACGGTGCGTCTGTGCCTGCTGCTGATTGTATGATAGCACTCTGTCTATCCTTATCTGTGAGATGACCTAATTGCACAACCTCGTCACCCACCTGCGGAACATCGCTACCACTTGCGTAGTCATCTACATTCGTGTTATCAGCGATGTCGACATAATCAGTACGAACAGCAGTCACCCGCCT